GCGCTTCTTCTGCATCTCGTAGTATAGATGAAATAGATAATGTAATTAGACAAACTGGTGAATTAGACCCATATTTTATAACTTGTTCAATAGTTCTCGGAAGAAGAGTTTTTCTAGCTGTTTCCTCATTTTTATCAATTTCGGTTGCCGTTTGTTGTCCTTGCTCTTGTATCTTGATACGGTCATCATATTCTTCTTGAGTTTCTTTGATAGTACTTCCTGCATTACTCATAACTCGATCAATTTCTTTCTCCGATATTTCACCCCTCGGATCTTCCCAACTTTCGGTTCTAGGTTGAAGAGGATTAGCCTCTCTCCCAGGATAAGGTGTATGTGTTCTTGGATCAAACATTGGATCTCCTCCGGGTGTCAATCCCTTATTTCGCTCCCATGGAGATTCTAATTCCCCTAGATCTTTTCTCTCCCCTCCAGTTAAACTTGGTAATAAATTCTGAAGAACAATAGCTTCCTCATCAGTATATTCTTTTTGTGCTTCTCTAAGTCTATGTCCCTGCATTATCCCCAGAGCTTCATTCATAAAACCAGGATCAGTTACTTGTTTTAAGTCATTACCGCTATAACCTTTAGCCTTAAAAAAATCATGAATATTTTTTAATGTACCTGCTTTTTCTTTTTGATATTCCATCCGATCTAAAATAGATATCAAAGTACCAACAAGACCAGAAACATTAACATTACTTCCTCCACCACCAGATCCTACGCTAACACTAGCTCCACCACCTCTAACAACAGATTTTCTATTGTTTCTAATTCTTTTTCCAGTGGGTGTAAATTTGAATACATTTTTAATAGCCATTTTTTTCTAACTCCACTACACGTTTATCAAGTTCTTTAACGGCTTCAATTAAAAGACCAGTTAGTTTCATATAATCAACAGTTAAAATAGAACGGGTCCCGAATTGCTCTTCATGTACTGCTTCTGGTAGGATTTTTTGAACTTCTTGTGCGATAACTCCGCCCCTTTCCCCAAAACCTAGTTTATCTTGATACTCTGGTTTCCATTCCCATGTAACCCCTCGTAATTGGCGGACTTTATCAAGCATTAGGATGAGCCAAACAATTTCATTATTTTTTCAGTAAACATCTCGTTCATTTTTTCTTTTCCTAAAAATCTTGTACCTAATTTTGCAGCTGTCTCACCTAACGCCATAGCATCTGGAGCTTCTGCATTTGAAACAGAACCCATAGAACCTAAACTTCCACCTTCTCCTCGTGTTACTCCTTTTGACTTTCGCCTTCTTCTTCTGCTTGGTATAAAAAGATCTTCTGCTCCATATCTTGCCATAATGTTTTATTTTATCCTCCGATTCTATCCAAATAATTTAAGAGCCAACATAGCTAATGAACTAGCATCCGGAGCTTGACTATTTGGCATTTGACCCATTGGCTGTAATCCAGAACTAGTACCCCGAATACCTGATAAAGCCCTTTGAATTTCTCCAGTTCCTCTCTTTTTTCGCTTACTTGGCAGAGGAGAAGTAAAATATTCAGCTCTTTCTTTAAGTTTTTCTGAAGATTCAGTTGCCATTTAAAATCTCCACAGCATTAACTACTGGTTTAATATTAGTTTTTAATATCTTTTTTATTTTTGCAAGCTTGTCGGCTGCGGGATTTCTTACTTCAAAAAGATTATCATATCCGCGC